GCGGCCATGCCGCAGCTCAACCAGACCTTTGCTCGGAGGGTCGTCAACACATCTGAGCTCACCTCACAAGCCTCCGTGCTGGAGCATTGGGACCTGCCGCCCGGGCCCTACGGTCCCGTCCCTTACCCCCGACACGACTGCCTGCTGCGCGCGCTCTCAAAGGTCATCGGCGTCTCCACTGGCGATCTGTGGACTGAGCTGTGCACCCTCGTCCCCCACGCCGAGCTCAGTGTCACTGACGTCGAGGAGCGCGGGCTCAGCAGCAAGATGGGGCACATGCTCTGTCTGCTGCACGAGAAGAGCGTGCAGCTTGCGTACCCCGCTGGCGCGCCCGACAAGGCCCCCCCTCGCATCGGCGTCTACGGCGGTGCTGACGCGACCATCGTCTGGCACCCCCAGTTCGGGGATCGCAACAGCCATTGGGAGTGGCATCAGTCTGGGCCGGCGCATCAGTACAACCAAGACGCGCCCCCCGCTGGTTTCGCGGAGCTCTGGGGCGGCGCTCCGGTGGAAAGCATGTACGCCACCCTCCCCTTCAAACCCTGGACCAACAGTCCCAAGCGCGCCCGGGTCTTCTTCAATGCGTGGTCGTCTCGGGAGATTGGTGTCCTCTTCCAAGAGACCATGCGCAAGCACAAACGCGATGTGGACGCCATCCACTTCGAACTAAAGAACACCCCCGCCAGCACGATCGAGCTCCTGCTCGTCCACGGTGCGCCAGGTTGCGGCAAATCCTGGCCCATCATATCCAAGTTTATTGCCTGGGCTCGCAACCCCATGAACAACGTCTCTCGCGAGCTCCTGGGCACTTACATTGCCTTCTTCCGAAACGCCCTTTTGGCCGACTGGAAGCAAAAGCTGGCCCTGCCCAGCACCTCCACCTACTGCCTGAAGACCTGGGAGAAGCTGCTCCCCTACGAGATTGAGTTCCTCATCATCGACGAGCTCTCGCAGTGCCCCCCAGGCTTCCTGGACTTCGTCGTGACCCAAAACCCACGACTTCAACGCATCATCACCCTCGGCGACGTTTGCCAGGGCCAGTGGAACAGCGGGAAAGCCGACCCCCTGGAAATCGACTCTCTCCCCACCGCCATCACAACTGTGCTTCCCTGCAGCACACCATACATCAACTACACTCGCAGGCTCCCCATCCTTCTTTCCGCCCGCATGGGCATCACCACCCTTTCGGAGGTGCAGGGCACGATTACCTGCTCTCATCGCCTCCGCAACCCAAAAAAAATGGACGACTCTCATCCCGTCCACACATGACGTGACACGCTGGAAGGAGCTCACCCAAAGCGCCAACGTTTTCACCTTCACCTCCCCCCAGGGCCGCGAGTGGGACCACATTCAAGTGGTGGTCACACCCGCGGCTCTTCTGGGTTGTGCCGACGAAGCCTGGTGGACGGCGCTCACCAGAACAAAGGCGGACCTGCATTTCGTCATGGTCGTCGGCGTCGAGCAACAGATGCTGCGGTCCCGCCGCATCCTCGGCGCCGCCCTCGGGCTAAACCAGCCCTTCGATCGCTTCCGCGCCTTCCCTGCGATGGCCGCTTGCCCGCAGTTTTTCCACCAAAGACCGGCGGAAGTCTTCGGCTGCGGTCTCCGCACTGTCGGCGAGGAGGTTAGCGCGTGGAACAACTCCCGCCTCGACGACCTCCCCCCAGCGCTCCGGGCCTTGGTGCCCACACTCACAATTCCCGACCAGCTGGTCGATCGCCTCCTCTCCGCGGACCCCCTCGAACCCGTGGCCGCCACGCACCTCCCCGCCCCCATCCATCCTTTGAACTGGTCGGAAATAGATCCACCAGCTCCCCGCGAGGAGCGGGAACTTTTTTGGGACGGTGAGATGGGCGGCCAGTACCCCGACACCCGTGGCACCAAAACCGCCGTCCACGATTTGGGGTCCGCTTTCCCCATCCAAAGTGCGTCTCATGACGCCACTCTTTTCCCCACCGCCGTCGCCAAACGCATCCGCTTCAGAAGCGCGGCGGAGAACACCTACCGTTTCGCGCACAGCGCTGTGCTGGCCCCCGTCGTGTTCGAGCGGTTTCGCGAGCACTACGGTCTCCCCGAGGACCCCCCCCCCTTTGAGCCAGAGATTTTCGCAGAGTGCATCGTTGAGAACACCATGCGCAAGCTCGAGAAACCGCTTGCTCAACTCATCGCCAACGCACGCCGCGCCGACGCCGACTGGGCCGTGGAGTACATCCACCTTTTCGTCAAGTCCCAGCTGAAAGCGAAAGCCGAGACTCTCGGCCACAAACTCCGTGCCGACGACGATGACCCCCTTCTCCCCCAAGCGGTCCGGGCCAAAGCCGGCCAAACCCTCGCCACATGCGCTGACGAGAACATTTTAACCTTCGGCCCCATGGCCCGCTATCTGGTGCGCGCAGTCACCAAACACCTACCCGCCGAGGTTTACCTTCACGGCGGAAAAACCATTGAGCAGCTCGATTCTTGGGCCAAGACTCACGCGCGCGCAGGCGATTCTTTCACCTGTGATTTTACCGCGTATGATCAGTCCTGCACCGAGGAAACCCTTGGGTTCGAGGTCTGCCTCGCCGAGTACTTCGGCATCCCCCCAGACCTGATAGGGCTCATGGTCTGGGTGAAACTCAACGCCCGCACGCAGCTTGGCCCCATTGCGGTCCAACGACTCACCGGGGAGGCCTTCACATACGCCTTCAACACCTTCTGGAACATGGCCTATATGGCCATGCGCTACGAGGTGCCCCCCGACTGCCCCCGCTGCTTCAGTGGTGACGATTCGTTGTTTTACGACGTCATTGCCGAGCGTAAATCCTGGGCTCTGATCGAGAGCTTCTTCACCCTTGAGGGCAAAACCCTCGTGACGCCCGTGCCAGAGTTCTGCGGCTGGTACCTCTACCCCGTGGGCGCGATCCGCAACCCCGCGCTTCTGGCGCTCAAAATTGCCTTCCGGCAGACCCGAGGCGAGCTGGCCGC